AAGACATTTGAATAAAGACCATCTTGAACACCGATTGAATACACCACATCACTCCAAGATTGCATTGCGTTCGGATGATGGATCATATCCATTAACCAATGGTTTTCAACTTTGTCACCGTTCTTGTCATATAAACACGGATTGTTTGATGACATCATTGAAGCACGTTTGTCAATCACCGCCCTCAATTCAGGAATCTCAATATATAGTTTCCACGCATCATCAACGTCAATCCACACCGCATCTTTCTTTCCCCACAATTGTGATTGCCTTGGAAAGAGTTGTTTAAACTCGTTTATGAACCGGTCATTTGGATTGAATTGAATGCCGAAAAACTTTTCGAAAAAGGTATTCATATAATTGTTGTGCTATTTCATCGCTTGATATATTCCTTACAAAGTTAGTGATTAATTTTTAAACAAATACTTTGATTAGATTTTAGACAAATGCCTGAACATACTTTGTGCAAATATTGACAATCCGGCAAGACAATCCGGTGCATCATCGTTTTTGTTTTTGCCTTCTTTAGAATACGATTGAACGTTCTCAATGAATTGAATGCATTGGTTTGTTCCGGTGTTCAGGAACGTCAATTGCGATTGCACAAATGCCGATTGCATTATGATACGAGTTTGTTTGTTGGTCGTGTTATGCACTTGCAATATTCGTGTCTTGGTTTCTTTCTGCAAGTAACGTGAGAACATCGCACCCATTGAATTCGATTCAACACGGCAATATGACACACCCCATTGATTTAACTTTTGTGCAATCATTGGAATTGTTGTGTCGGTGTTTTCTTTTGAATACACATAATCAACCACATAAAAACGTTCATTCTTTACCGCACATATGACAAAAGCGGTGTAGTCTTTACCTTGATCCGCAACGTCACAATAAGCAACACATCCTTCAATTGGTGACTTATCACTTTCGAATTCTTGTTTGCTTATGATATTCAATTCGTTGAATAATCTTCCTTTGATGTCAACCGGTTGTTGTTGGTATTCCGCTAACCATATTTCTTCCGCAGTATGTTTGCGTTTGTCAAGGAATTCATCGGTTGTCATTACGGCATCACAAAATGATTCACCGGCTTCCGTTAGTGCGGATATACTGATTGACTTGTCGTAAATGTTTTGTTCATAATTGCGTCCAATAACATCGTTCAATGACCATCGTGTGCCAATGTCTATTCTTGCACATCCTGATTCAAATCGTGAATCGTGTGTTGATTGTTTCCATTGATGGATGCGGTCGTTTACGGTGTCCGATAATGCATCTTCAATGCCTCTATACAAGTCATCTGTGATACCAACCTTGGTCGCACCGAAACCGATTATTGTACCGCCTACACCGGCACCAAAATAACCCACTTGTTTCGATTTGTTTGTGTTCCATCCTTGCAAGTTTGCTTTGTCATCTGACAACTTTACATCAGGAAACACGGCATTGAACCGTTCGGATTTTAGTATTGCACGAACATCATATGAGAATTTTAAATACAATGTTGCGGTGCAAGTGTTACGCATTACCGATTGTGTTGGATTTCTTCCCAATGTCCAAGCACAAAACAATGATGTGAGATATGATTTACCGGCACGAGGCGGTAATGACACCGCTAATGATTTTATTTTGCCCTCTTCAATGTCTTGAAACGATTGTGCGATATCCTCAAAGAATGACCGTTCGGAAAAGAATTCATTATCGTAATACAAACAAAACCGCCAAAAATGACGTCTTGCAAGTGTTTGTTTTACAACATCAAATCCGGCTTCTTTTATTTCATTACTCATTCTCTAATAAGGCAATCAATTCATCACTTGATAAGTGACTTAAATCCGGTTGTGATTTGTTAATGTCTATTTGTTGACGTTCGACATATCCACGATGTTTTCCTTTTGTCTTTAGATAAAATATGGTCGCAGTTGTTGAACCATCTTTGATTTGTTGATACAATTGTGATTCGGCAAAGTCAAGTGCAATATCCTGACATTCATCACACGCACGTTTGAATTCCGGATCACTATTATAATAGTTGTAAAAAGTTGACCTTGGCATCTTGGCAATTTTACACGCTTCCGATATTACACCAAGTGATTTGGTCATCGCTTCAATCAATGCGTTCTTTTTGATTTTAACGCTATTTGATGCGGTTTCTTTTTTAGGTTGTCCATTTGTGTTCATACAACAAAGTTAATGATTCTAAGACAAAATAAATATTATCAGTTTGGTGCAAATGATTATCACGCTAATTACAAACACTCTAAGGAATGAATACATAAACAATTCGGTATCGTTCAACCAAGTCTTTAAGCGTTTTGATTCCATCCACGGCATTATGGCAAGAACAAACCTATCCGCAATAAATATTGTGAAAAATATTGGGAGTAATATCACGCCCAATGCACCTCGTAAAATGTTTACTATCTTCTTATTCATTTGATGTGTTTTTGATTGCATCCCATTCGTGCAATGTTTGTTCAATGTAGTTTGCGAGTTTAGTGTCTTTTATTGCCCTCCTGAACTTTCGTGAATGAATATATTCTTTCGTGATAAGTACGGACATTTGCATCATCTTATATTCCGTTTTAGACAATTTTTTTAACCCTCGTTTCTTTAGGTATTTATGTACTAATGATTTAAGTCTTTTCATAGTGTAATTTTATGAACCGCAAGATATACATTCATCCTCATCCAATTGTGGATTTGCTACAATGTCAGGATTCAAAATCTTTTTTAACTCATATATCTTTTGATGTGTTTCCATATCATTTAACAAGTCACCGGTCAAGGTGTCTTTTAAACTTCTTATTTCTGCATTTATTTCGCTTCCGTTCATCTTCCTTGTCCTTTGTATTTCTTCTTATACAACTTACTTGATTTCAGTTTGCTTGATTTGGTTTTCGAATGTGTTCCGGCACGTTTAATTTTTGGCTTATCAAGTGATCCGGTCAATAGTTTTTTCATAGTTATAAAATAAGAAAGGGATGGGAAAAAATGGAAATTTTGCTTTGATAAGCATTGTCAAACAATTATCAAAAACCCCATCCCTTGGAGTGTGTCAATTTATGTTGGTCCGCATATTGTTAACCATATTAAACAACGATGTATCTTCCTGAACGCATTCACACATTACTTGAATACCACCGTGCCTTGTTAATATTTGCACAACCTCATATGTGCCTGATTGATGTTCAAATTGTGTTCCGACCGGCATCAAGAAAGGAGAAACCCTCATTTGCACTTTGTCGTTCCGTATCATATAAACATCAACCATAAAATCGGCAACTTCATCAACAATAAAAGGATAACCATCACACATCTTTCTTTTGTTTTTGAAACCATACCGAATGAATTTGTCCGGTGTATTTGGTTCGTGAAACCTTTACATTGTTTTGTTCCGCAAATATACAAAATTCTTTTATTTGGTCATCAATTGAATGTGCTTTCCAAAGTATTCCGGCACGTTTCGTTGTATAATCCGCACAAAAAACGACCTTTGCGACATCAATGTCACATTGTTCCAACAAGTATTCAATACACTTTTTCGTTGGATAACCGTTTCGATATTCGACCAACATAATTCAAAGATAATCAAAATCATTCTAAATTTGTTTTTAAACGTTTTAATGCGTTTTTAACATCTTCATCAAGAAAATCATTATAATCGTTCATTTTGTTTAACCACGCAAGAAATTTTTCTAATTGTCTTTTTCTAATTAAATCATCACGTTCCGTTGGATGTGCATATCTTATTTTTTGATATTTTATTCCTTTAATTTCTAATTCACCATACATATCAATTAAACCTTCATCTTGAACGTGTGACAATACTGATGTCAATGTTTGATGTGCAATGTTTAATTCACTTCTTAAATCGTTTACGTTGGTAAATCCTGATTGTTTTGTGTGTTTGTGTACTTGATACAATACCCTTGTGATATTTGTTTCAACAATCCCTTTACGCAACAAGTCAATCCAATTTTTAACTTTTGGTTTCAAAATATTTTCCGATTTTCTGAATTGTTTTTGAATGCAAACCGCGTTCCGGATCAATACGATTCAGGAACATCCACATTTGATTTTGTTGAACACCGGCATCCTTGGAGAATTGATTCAAGGATTTACCGGTGCTTTTCAAATGTTCGTTGATTGCATTACGCAATTCTTGATTAATATTTGACAACGTTACTTTCATTAAAACGGCAAGTCATCGGATTGATTCGTTGTTGTTTGAATTGCATCTTCCTGAAAGTTTTTTGTGATTCCATCAGTTGCATCCGGAATGCCTTGGTTGTTTCTTGGTATTCCAATCGTTTCAAGTTTCCAAATCTCAATGGTGTTAAAATATTTAACCACACCATCTTTTGGACTTACCCATTCACGACCACGCAAATTAATTGATGCATCAACTTCATCACCGATGTTCAGGTTGTCACCCAATGCACACTTGTCTTGTGTCAACTGACAACCAATAAATTGTGGATAATCACCTTCGATTTTTATGACCACCTCACGTTTTTTGAATTTTTCGCTAATCTGTTGAACCTCGCCAACCTTGTAAATTGTACCTTGTAAATTCATTTTTTTGTTATTTTTTGAATTAATTGTTTATAATACGGAAATTTTTCAATTGCTTCCGCTTTGCAATATGCTTTTATATCCATTTTCCGCACCTCTAACGGCTTTTTAGAACCTGAATGGAGATAGACGTTGTATTCAATAATAAAATCGTTCATATCGCATCAAATACATTGTCAAATATTTCCCTTGCCTTGATGATTCGTTCCTGAATTTGCAAAATCATTGCATCATCACGTTCAATTATGAATCTTTTTACACGTTTTTCCTTTGGGATTTTGTCAAATATCGCATCGTTATGCACTTGGCGTTCGGCTTCCGCTTCCGCACTTGCAAAACTTTCATCCATATCCATTTCAAGAAATTTTGGTTGTTTAAGCAATTGATACGTTTTCTTTTGTATTTCATCGGCAATGATGTGTGCCGGTGTGTTGGTCAGGCAATAAACTAATTCACATTGTTTGTGATTTGTTAGCCAAATATAAGATTGCATTTGGTATTGGTACGCTTTGTTTTTGACCTCAGTATCTAACCAAGGAAACGTGTGTGCCGAATACGAGCATTTTATATCACCAAGGATTGATTGATTGATGTCCGGTTCACCGGTCATAAAATCATTAAACAAACGAACCTTTGGTGCATCAATATCAATATCCCAACCAAATCGTTCTTTTGCAAGTTGCATTCCTTCACGTTCATTCAACGTACCTTTTTCCATCTGTTTCGATGTGATTTGTTTTGGTTCGATTCCGTACTTGTGAAATAATGCACTTTCCTGAATGATTTTCATCGCAGTATCACCGAATTCTTTTCCACGTCCTTTAGACATCAACCCACCAAGTTGTGATGGTCTTACAAGCCAATTGTGTTTCATTGTTTGATATTTTTAAGGTCAGTAATTTGCTTTGATGTCAATGCAAAATCATTCATTGCTTTGTCTGTGGTCATCTGACCGTTATTGATTGCACCCATCAAACGAATGAATTGATTGTCGTTCAATGACTTCTTTACCGGTGCTTTTTGTACCGGTGTCGGTGTCTTGTCGTGCTTGTTTGTAGCATCGGCATCTTTGGTGTCATCAATCAAGAACATTGCTCCGGCACTATACTTTCGTGCATATGAAGATGATGAACCAAAACATTGTGATAAATCCATTCCCTTTTTGCTCGGATCAATTCCGGCTTGTGCTTTTGTGATTTGTTCCGCTTTGCCATCTGACAAAATACAAGATGATTCAACAAACAGAACACCACCTATTTCTTTTATTTCATCATTGAAATTCATAACCAATTTGTGTTTGGTCAATAGCGGTTTAATTGCTTCCTGAATATCTTCAAGTGAACGGTATTTGTACTTTCCAAAACCGTTGAATTGATTCTTTGGTGCTTTTAATTCCGATTGAATCGAAATCAGTTTGTCAATGAATGACATTGTTTTTTTGGTTGTTTTCTTTTCCATTTTTATTTGTTTTAAAGGGGGATTGCTCCCCCTTTGCGGTTGTTAATATTTTTTATAATGTATCTCCATAAATATCAACCATATTGATGTAGTGATTAATATTACCTTTGTTTAGTTTCCAAAACACTTCTTTGCCTTTGTAAATTATAGCATAATGAGATTTACCTATCATTGGAGTCGTTCCTAAGTTTATAACTTTTCTCCAAACTTTTAACTGAATATCTAATCCTTTATAAGTCTTAGAGTCAAATGTTTTAGTGTAAAAAGTTGTTGCTCCTTTTGTTTCGATGTTAGATTTTAGATTTTTCATTTTCTGTTTTTTTAATTGTTTGACACCGCAATATACAAACTTATTTTAATATAACAAGCATCAAACAAAAAAAAGTCACTTTTTCTGTAATTTTTTTATTAGGTCTTTATAGAACGCAATCAAATCACGCAATTCATCCCTTGTATATTTACGAGTTTCGTGTGCTTTTACCGTGACATCAAACAACCTTCCTGAACCAATTCTTTTTTCAATACCGATTTGATAATTTAAAAGATTGCCGTGTAACCATCTGTTGCAACGTTTACATTGTGCAAAACAATTGTCCGGATCAAAAGTAACGGATTTGTGACCGCCTGAACTAAAATAATGACCGGCATCATATGATTCACCCAATTCACCACCGCACGAAATACACGGTTCACCGGCATCCCTTAAACGCACCCAATGATTAAACACCAATTGACATTTCTTCATTAAATCTTGAACGGTTTCTAAGTCTTGTTTCATTTTGCGTTTCTTTTCTTTCCAATTCTTTTCTTTGGCTTTTGCAACCCATACCGCAACGCATTCTTTTTTCAAACAATACTTTTGATTGAAATGCTTTGGTTCAAATTTGTCTTTGCAGTTTTTACAACGCATTATTCAAAGTTATCATAACACAAAATCGGACTAAATTCACCGCACCCATTTGATTCAATATTATAAGCAAAATAATCAAAAGCATCTTCCTGAGTAAAATTATTATCATCAATATTTTCTTGTAAATAAATAAATTCAATTATTTTTTTAACTGAATAAACAACACGATTTGATTGTTGGTGATAACCAATAATTGCATCATCAAGATTTTCTAAAATATATATATCACGGTGCGGATAATTATTTATTATTGATTCAAGCATTTTAAAAGGTTAAATTGTTTAATATTTTTTCTAATACATCAATTGTGATTGAATTTCCGGCTTGTTTGTATAGTTGTGCATCCGAAACAACAAATTGAAAATCATCATTGAAACCTTGCAAACGAAAACATTCCCTTGGTGTTAATCTGCGAACACGATTTTCATTCATTACCGCCAAGGTGCATTTTGTATCAATTGTTTGACTTACTTGATGACCAACACGACCACGTTTTGTTTTGCTTTTTGCGTGAGCGAAATTAATCGAATCACCGTTTGTTGCAACTTCATAACCCCTTTCATTTGCACTATGTAGTTTAATATAAGTACAGTCATTGGGAGTTTTATAATATCCGGCAATACAAGTGCGACTAACATCAGGAATGTCGTTTTCTAAAATATTTTTATTTACGTTATGCCTTCTTAAATAATTAATTCTTTCTTGGCTTAAAAAATATTTTTCATCAACGTTATCTTCCAAAATATCTTTCAATTTTATTGTCAAACTTTGTTCCTTTGGAAATCGAAAATAATTATCAACATCATCACGAATTCCAATAATGAAAACACGTTCACGATTTTGTGGAATGTTTGCAATTTTCTTTGTATTTAATACCGCATAATATACGTGATACGGAACACTTTCATCGTGCGGAAATAATACCGGCAGACCATTTACACTTTTACCGCATAAGAGATTTATCCATTCTCTGAATGTACTACCGTTTTCGTGACTTAATAAACCTCTGACGTTTTCAAAAACAAAATATCTTGGTTTGTTTTTTACAATAAATTCGTGTGAATTATAAAATAAAATATTTCTTTTATCATCTTCTTTTGATTTTCGTGATCCGGCAAGACTAAAACCTTGACAAGGCGGTGATGTCATATAAATATCCAAAGGTTGTTCAGGAATATCTCTTTTATAAACATCGTACGGATAATATTCCGGTGCATCGTGATTTGCTGAATAACTTTTTCGTGCATATTTATCCCAATCACAAGCAAATACATTTTGAACTTTAAAACCTTTTTGTTCCGCAACACGATTGATTGCAAAGTCAAATGCACCAACACCGGAAAAATCTGAACCAACTCGTATTGTTTTCATCTTAAAATTTTTTAATATTTAATTCAGTTTGTATTTCGTTGTTTAATCTTTCCAAGGTCATTATTCGATGATGTTGGATTTGCAATTCTTTTTCCATCGCAACAAATGTTTTTGATATGTTAATCAGGTCATTCAAACTTTGTTCCATTGAATCAATTAAATCGGTGCGATTTGGATTGTTGTCTTTTATGTCTTGCAAAGATGTTTTCAATTTTAGTATGGTCGTTCTTAAATCTATTCGTGCAAGTAAAATATTTGTTTCCATTTTTTATTGTTTTTGTGCATATACTTTTGTGCGGTGAATACCAACCTCATCATAATAAACAAATTTTTCAATATCGAAATACATTTGTATTCGACCAACATTTCCGTTTGACCTTGGTTTAATTTTATTGAAATATACATCAACGATGTTGTTGGTGATATCTTCACGGTGAATTGTGATTTGGCACTTTCCTGAATTAATCCATTCACTTCCCCCTTTAAGGTCAAATGGTGTTGGTGCTTTACGCACACCGTTTTCCTTTTCTGTCAACTTCGGATGAATAATTGTATGCAAATGCAAGTCATTATTTTCCGCAATCATATTTCGATAAGGCAATACAATTTCAAGATATTGAGCATATTGACCATACTTTGAATAGTCGTGATGCATATCTTTCCAAGAATCTATTGATGCAGTTTCAAGACCTTCCGTTCGTTTTAACTCAACCGCATAATCCCAAAATTCAAATGGTGTCATTTTGGCTTTTACATCTCGTTTTGTAAGCACTTTAAAGTGTTG